TGCCCGGACCAATCCGGGCCGTCGTCCGACCGCACGGTTACAGGATCGAAGAAATACAGATCCATGTTATCCATCGGCAGAATACAGATGCGCTGGTCGAATGAAGTTTCGCCAGCGTATTCGGTGGCCATTTCGAAGCCGCCGATATTGCCGCGCAAGGCGTCTCCGAGCGCATTGACATAATAGCTCTGGGCATCTGAACGGTACTCGTATTCCCGTATCAGCCCGCAGAGCGTGTCTGCTTTGTCTTTGTCGGCGCCACCGCCTACCGGCTGCGCTTCGGGCCCAGGTGGGTTGTTACGAGCTTCGTTCTGGACCTGATCACATGCTGGCTTTGAGCGGTTGATTGTGATCCACGGACGGTTCGCGCCCTCGCGGCGTGAAATTTCGCCGTCGCGCCACTGATATTTCCCGCCCAGCCACATGCGGCGGGACTGCTCCGAGGCTTTGCGGTTGTCGCTTTCGACTTCCTGATATTGCTGCCAGCAGCGGCGAACTAATTCAGGGATGTCTTTGATGCTGATCGACTGAGAGTCTTTCTGCACGGGCTACATTCGGAAATTGACGCCTTCGGAGAGCTTGCCAGGGAGAACCAGCCGGGCTTTGCCCGTGTCGTCCCGCTCCAGATCGCGGCACTCGATGACGGCTGCGTTAGGATACTTTCCGTAATTCCAGAGATATCCGCTATGGACCCGCGCGATCCCCATCTCGGTGACTATGGGCTCGCCGACGAGCGGTCGGCCCTCTTGCTCGGCTACAAGATCGGCATCGGCCACGATGCGCAGCCACGCTGCCGCCATTTTTGCCGTCATGAAGTTCCGGCTCTGCATCGTAGGGATGTCGTTACCGAACTTGACGGAATCGGCATGGCGCACTGCTACCAGCATTCCGTCCGCGCGGAAAAGATACTCCGAATCCTGCCCGGAAAGCTGGAAATTGTTGATGATGTGCGTGGTGCCCGGCGTAACGCCGTCGCCCGTCACATTATGGAGGTCGCGCGCGGCTTGGCAGGTCGCGCAGTAGCTCTTATTGCCGCTGACCGTGGCCTCACAGTTGGGACCGAAGCACAGGTGCGGGTCATTGACGCCGCGCCGGTCATAGATCGACTGGACGTGCTTGTTTTCGTAGTACACCGAGCGAATACTCACTTGTTATGGCCTCCGAAGTTGAGAGCGAAAACGTCCTGCTTGACCGCCGCGCCGTCCCCGCGCGCCTTATCGCGGCCCTTCGCTCGCATCAGGGTCGCCACGCTGATCTTCTTGCCCTCGGGAATCCCAAGGCGCTCGTGGAGCAGCCCGCGATGGCTGGGCTTAATCATCGGGCTCATTCCTCGCCGTCCATCTCAGGCATGACCTTTTCCATGTGCGAGGCGAGCTCGCCCATTCCGGCGTGCTCGTGAGGGCCTTCGCACTCGCCGTCGATCACGTGATGGCTGACGATCTTGCCGCCCTTCATGTGGACGTGCATGTGATCTCCGCCATGCTCGCGGTGCATTTCCATCAGATGCTCTTTGATGGACTTCCCGCCTTTGTGCTCTTTGGCCGCTTCGCGTTTCTCGCCGCGCTTCGGGACACGGATTCCGCTCATGGGGCGATTATACACGAAAAGTCGGAAATGTTTCAGCCCATCGGTGTGTAATCGCCAAAGCCCCACTGCGAGGGAGCTGGCCGCGGGCGCTCTTCCTCTGGTTCGGCAGGCGCGAAGTTGCCAGCCGCGTATTGGAATGCCGCCGCCGGGTGCGATGCCCAGTCGTGCAAGGGTTGGCGTGTTGTCGCTCCGCTCTTCGGCGGATCGCCCCACTGGTAGCGTCTCAGCCCGCGGATTCCGGCCTCGCACTTCAGCCCATCGAAATGGCAGCGCGGGAAGAATTGACGCGCCGCGTTGATGGCTACTTGCGTGTTGACCCAGCGCGGCGAACTCCGTACATCGAAGCCGTATCCTCGCAGGATGAACTCGAGCGACTTCCCGGCGCCCATGCCTTGAGGCGCGGCTTGCACGCCGACATCCCACGGCAGCCAGTGCTGGCCGTAGACATAGCCGCGCGATTGCAGAACTTGCGCGTAGTGGTCAATGCCCTTGCCTTTGTTCTCGTAGTAGTCGATCAGCGCGATTTGCATTGCGCGCGCCTGCAGAAACCAGATCGCGGTGGTGTCTAGGCCGACATCCCAGAACGTTAGCACTGGCTGGCCGGGGCCATACGGGACCGAGCCGATGCGCTGATCCATATCCACACGCTTCATCTCGTCGAGGAACACGGCGCCTTTGATGTTTGAGGCGGGCACTCCTTCGTAGACGTGCTCATACGAATCCGGGTCGTCGCGGCGCATCTCCTCCATTTCGTCGCGCAGTTTCTGGGGGAAGAACGGATTATCGCGCCACGAAATACGCACGACCTTCATGCGCGGGCTGGGATTGAGCACGAAGCGCTCCCAAGCGAAGTCGGTATCCAGCTGCGGGTTGAAGTCGACCCAGATTTCCGAGCCGACGCCTTTGTCGCCGAATGGCCCGGCAGGTGGATCTTTGCGGAATGTCGGCACGAGGTTGAGCCAGCTCGCTTTCGTCAGTTCTTGCGCCTCGGCGAGCCAGCAGCCGTCGTAGCCCTCGTATGACTTCAGCCCTTTGGCGTTGTCATACAAGCCCGCGAAGCTGAATCCGTACCGGCCGGCGAGCGGATCGCCTTGCTCGGCGCCACCGGCCCAGCGGCGACTCAGGATCTTGCGCTGCTGGACCTCGTACTCGTCCTGCAGCCCGAGCGCCACGATACGACTCGAGAGCGTGGCGTGGGTCGACTCCTCGATCGATTCCATCGTTTCGCGCGTGCAAAGCCAGCGCAGCGGGCGCTTCGTCCCGAGCGTGAGCAGCGCATCGGCGATTCCCCAGCTCGCGCCCTTGCCGCGGCCCCCCACGATGGCCTTGATTTCGGCTGGCTCGTAAAGAAACGCGAGCGACTCAGGGATCTCAGCTATCAGCTTCTTTTCGTTTGCCATTGGCGGCTGGGACGAGGCGGATTTCGATCTCTGTCAGGACCGGACCACCGCCGTGCCCTTGGACCTCGATCTGTTTCAGTTGAGGCTCGCAGTATTTCATCAGAGAGTCACACGCACGGCTTCGTTCGGCTGGACTTATGCGCTCTTTTCCGCTTCCGTAGCAAGATTCGCATGTTCGTTTGCCGGGACGCCCACGCGCTGGCTGGTAAGTGGTTTTACCTTCACCATGACAGACGCCGCACGGAACTGTACCGGCGGCTATTTGCGCTTGTATTGTGAATGGATCGATCCCGAGCGCGGAAAGTCGCTCTTTGACTGTAGTCGATTGATTTACTTGGCCCTTCTTGCGACCAGATCCGGCAGGTTTTGGGCCGCCCTTAACAAATCCCATGCAAACTACTTACTACTTTAGCGCAGATCATGGCCGTCAGCGAAGGTAGGAGTCGTGCGCGAACATGTTTGTTCATGCGCGCAGAGACTCGCATGACTCCGCTGGTGTATACTTCGCGAGGTGCCGCATAGTACTTTAGGTTCATTTTAATCTATTTTGCTGATTTATGTCTTGACAGAATACAGCAAAAATGCAATGATGTTCTTGTCAGAGAGAAATTCAGGAGATCAAGAAATGGCAAGCGAAAACAAAGAGTTCTACTTTCGTGTTTTTGACGACGGGGACGCAATGGTAATGGTCATCGACGCCAACGGCAACTACAGCCAGCATATGAGCACGGACGCCAGCGAAGGGGACGGCGACGGGGCGTTTGGGCCGTATCACTGGAACGACTCGCAAGCGTGGGCGAAGACCACTCGCGAACATGCCGAATCGATGCTGCAATTCACCTTCACTGACCTCGAAGACGACAACGCGGTCGATATCGCCACCGTTGAGTGAAAGCGCCCTGCCTCTCTTAGATTTTCGCGCATTGCGGTTTGCTGGGCATCCGCGACCGTCACGTATCGGCCCCGCGTGGATGCGCGAAAGGGGCCGAAAGTTTGCGGCGTGCGGCTTAGCCAACGCATTGAAGACCGTCTCCCGGAGCGGTGCCGCGAATCCGGGGAAAAAGGAGATCAATGAACGATTTTGCAAGCCGTGTGGCTGGCGAGGTAGCCGCAAAACAGGAAGATCAATCCCGCTTTGCCGCGTTGGTGGCTGGCGAACGGGACGAGGCGATGCGGGAATATATGAGCCGCGAATTCTGTCCTGAATGCGGGCATTCTCTGCCTGCTCACGACCATGAGTGCCCCAGAGGTGTGAAATGAGAATCATCAATCTGACGCCGCACGCCCTGCACATCCGCAGGGTTGACCGGACAGACATCACTATTGAGCCTTCGGGTATCGTCCCGAGGCTCGAAGCCAGCCGGGAGGTGTGCGCCCCGGTAACCTGCGAAGACGGTGTGGAGATCGCCGTTTCTCGCGCGACGTTCGGCGCGCTGACCGGCATGCCAGAGCCGCACGAAATCTGCGAGGAATGCGACGGAACAGGCATTCCAGCAGAGGGGCACAATTGCCCTGGCTGCTACCGCTCTCGGTTCGGGGGGACGATCCCGACGCGATTGAACGTGCTTGGCGATCACCACAACACCGTGATCTTTGTAGTCTCGGCGTTGTGTGCCCAATCGCCGGAACTCGCGGCCCGCAACGACGTATATGCGCCTGGCGAGGCGCTACGGGACGCCTCGGGTAAGATCGTCGGATCGCAGGGACTTTCGTACATAGTCCCGATCGGCAATGGGGGCGCGCGATGACGCTTCTCCGTTGGCCTGATCGCCACCATACTGTGAGATTGGTTATCGACCGAACCAACCGGTTTTCCCGTCGCTGGTACGAGTTCACGTTCTATCGCTTATGCGGTAACTGGAACGTGTTCGGATTCGGTCTTCACGCATGGGGCTGTCCTCGTCCTTGCCATCCTACCGGCGAACAGCGTATCCGCACGCGCTGGGATCGGCTGAAGTGGTGGCTCGGCTCGCTGCCCGGTTTCGACGCTTCGATGTGCAGCGACGATTCCGTTTACTTGTTCTGGAAGGGGCTCTGAATGTCCCGCTCCACCATTTCCACCTTTCAACTCTTCGAGCGGTTTCCCGATCAGGAAGCCGCTAGGATCAAGGACCTCTCGGCCAAGCGCCGCGCGGCATCGCTCGCGCGCGAAACCTTCGCCGGGGGGCGAAACGGCGGTCGGCCGCGCTCGAAGAAACCGCGCTGCCCGTGCGGCAAGATGACCGCGCGAAGGGCTAACGCGCGGCGGCATGTGTGTGCGGTTGAGTAGAGGGCGAGCACTCGACCGCTTCAGCGCGGGTAGTAAACATGCGCGATCCAACTCGAAAGCTGAAAAGGGATCTTCGCGATCATGGCGCTCGCCGCTTTGCGGGCGTTTGAGCGTGAGCCGTGCCTCCGGCATGTTGAGTTCGGGTCCGAGAACCAGTCCCCGCCGATCTTCAGTCCGTCTGTGTTCTCGCTTGGTACCGCGCCGTTTGTGAGCGCGTGAACGTGGAAGTTTCGCCCGACTCGCTTCCGGCCCTGCGAGAACGGCATCAGCGCCGGCACATCGCCCCAGAGGTGGAAACTTCCGTAGTTCCACGCGCTGCGACCTACCCACGGCTGGGCGCCGCGCACGTTCTCCACAATCAGGGCGATGTAGCGTGCGGCAAATCCGCGGCCGCAGCACACGATGCAATCGGGGATGTCCTGCCGCCACAACTGACGACCGGTACCGGAACACGCACCGCACATCTTTCGGGTCGCTTCGATCGCCTCCCGTTGAATCCGAAAGCACGCATCGAACAGCCGGTTGTCCGGACCTTCCGTTTCCCACTTCCGCCTGAGTTCCTTCGCCTTGCGAGAGTTGTTCGGGTCTTTCGAGCGCGACCACGGCATTGCGAGATACGAATACGCTTGGCACGGTGGCGACGCCACGATGACCGTGGCGTTGCGGAATTGGGAGCCGTGGACCGTCAGTATGTCCTGGAGCACGAGTTGAGCCGGGTAGCGCGCGAGGCGCGTGCGCGGCTGTTGATTCGCGCCCTCCATCCCGATCGTAATCGCGCAGCCCTGCGTCCAGCCGCGTTTCTCGATCGGTTTTGTGCCCTTGCCGCCGTCGCCCTCTGGCGTGCGCTCTGGCAGGGCATACTCGTGACGCTGATTGTCGAAGCCTACCACGTCGTATCCTTCAGCCAGAAATCCTTCAGTCCAGCCTCCGAGGCCACAGAACAGGTCGATAGCCAGCGGCTTGCTCACCGGGGTCCCGCCGTCCGACCGTCTACGATCTGGCCCATACACAGGCATACACACACGTTCGACTTGAGCGCGCGCCGGCCATCGATCATTCCGCGTTTTTTGAGGTCGCGCATTGAATCGTCAGTGATACGGAAAACCGTCTCGCAGCGGCACGGCGATACGTAACCGTCTCGTTGCTCCGGCTCATCGTGAACTTCCACATCGAATGGCAATGCCAGACGGATATCGCGCTCAGCTGATGAGCGGTACGTGCTGTAATCTGAAGCCTTCGGCGGCTTCCCTGGAGTCACCCTCTTAACTCGGAATATCATTGCTCTCACCGGTGTCCTCTCGCGGCCTTCACAAACCACCAATCGCATCAAGAATTGCCTGTGGCACGCTCGCTTTCGTCGGGTTCTTCCGTGCGAACTCGGACTGCCTTTCGATCCGCTCCGGTAACTCCCTCGCCTCGGCCTGATACATGCGCTCGACCGTTGGCGAGATCCGCACGCCCATCCGCTGATCCGCTTCTGTCGGTGCCCGATGGGAACACGGGTGCGCCGCGCTCGTCCCGTACGGTCCCTCTACCGTGATCCAGCCGCTTCCCTGGCATCGATCACACGCAGCCCGCTGCTGGTTCATCGGCGGGTACATCCGGTCCCACACAGCCCGCATGGTGCGCAGATCCGGCATCGTTTCGAAGGTGAGGCACTCGTCGATCACGGCCTTGACGCGGCGCGCGCCCTCGTCGTATTCCAGCCACTTGATCGTCGATTCCGAACGCGCTTTCGGGTCGCACCCGGCCCGCTCCTCCAGCCAACGGCGGATCTCCTTCTGCCCGTCTTCTGGCACATCGCGCGAGAAGTTGGCGAAGGATTTCAGCCGGTTAATTTGCTCGGTTACGAATTCGCGGAAGGTCATCGGAAATCGTTCTCGCACATCCCCACATCAGCCAAAGTTTGCGGCCCACGCGAACGCTCCACCTCCTCAACCTTTTCCTCTTCGTGGCATTCAGGGCAAAGCATGGTTTCTTGGCACAGCTTATCCCCACACCTCAAGCATTCTCCGTAATCCATTCAATCCTCCAGCATCCGTTTCCGCTTCTTCTCTTCCGCCGTCTCTGGCGGTTTCGGCCAGTCCGACAGCCACTTATCCCGGTGCCCGGTCAGCAGCCATTTCGCGGGCTTCATAGTCGCCCCACGAGCCACCTGATCGGACGCCAGATACCGCGCGAGGCACGCGAATACATCGGCCTCGTTGTCCACGCTCACGACCGAGATGAATTGGCGCGCCGCGTCGTCGAGTTCGATTCGGTACGGGTAGAGCGCCTGAAACTCTTCCCAGCGCGCCGAAGTTTTGCCGTTCAAAGGAAGATTTTCTTTTTTAAGATCAAAACCAGATTCAAATACAGAGCCAGAGTCAGCGCGCGTACGCGCGCGTGAGTGCGGATAACCTTCGGTTGCATGTGTAAGGTTCAATGGAAGGTTAACCTCATGCTTAACCGGGAGGTTTGGGTTTCCTCCAAGTTTTCCTCCAGCGGCTCGGCGTTGACGGATATCCTCGTCCTCAACCATCCGAGGGATGAAGTACGATGTCTCGGTTGCGACGATCCGGCCAGCTGTGACGAGTTGCTGAAGAGCCTCTGAGAACTTACTGCGGGATACCACACAGCGGCTCGCCATGTACTCGCCGGTCAGCGGCCCCACGGAGTCGGATAGGTGCCCGTAAGGGTTGCCCTCGTGCGCCAGACACATCAGGTCCGCGAGCACCG